GCGAGTGATCGGAACTTACGAATACGGGTGGGAAGAACTCGCCGACTCGACGAAGGAAGACCGGCTCGCGCTTGGCTTTGCTGAGAACGATCCTTTGCTACGGTCGGGCTCGATGCGAGCTAGCATTGCGACGAAGGCGGACTTGGCGCCGGGTGGCGCTGAAGGACTGGTCTACTCTGGCCAGAAGAAAGCCCTTTGGGCGGAACTCGGAACGAGGACCGGCGAGCCGCCGCGATCGTTCCTGATGAAGTCCCTTGTGCTGGCAGGGCCGATCATAGCCAAGACCTTCGGCGAGTTCGCCGAGAAAATCATGAAGCTAAGGTGACGGCATGATCAGTGCAGGCGAAGTCGGCGCGGTCTTCAAGGTTGTCGACGAAGCGTCGCCGATCCTGAAGCGCCTGATGGATCAGTTCAACGCGCTTCAGGTGACAATCGACCGCGTCAAGCTGTCGATGAAAGACTTCATGTTTCCGCCCGGTCTTTCGCGGTCGCTGACCAACATGGAAAAGGCGCTGAAGGGCGTCGCGACGCAAACCGAAACCACGTCCGGCGCCGTCTCGTCTGGCTTCGCCAAGATGGACGAGTCGGTTGCGTTGACTCAGGCGAACATTGCGCGCCTCGGGAAAGAGATTCGCGGCCTCGCCGCAGAGTCGAAGGCGCTTGGCTTTGGGGCGGGTGTCTCTGTAGGCGGTGCGCCAACTAGCATTCGGAGTCGATCGCGCGATCCGCACATTTCGTCGCGCGTTCCTGTTGGAGATACGCCGTTCCATGCCACTGGCGGTTCGCTGCCGGCGATGGCGGCCGGCGTTGGGCTCGCGTATGGCTTCTATCAGAACATGAAGCTAGAGGACGCGGTCCCTCAACTTATCTATCATACCGGAATGGCGCCGTCTGACGCCAACGAGAAAATGTTCCGCGGCGTTCTCGAACAGGGAATGTCCGACACAGGATTCTCGCTTGACGAAGTCACGAAGGCGTCCCTCCAAGAAATCAGAATGTTCAAAGGCACGCCGGGCGGCGGCCTAGGTGTTTTGCCTCAACTCTTGCGTTCGGCGGCGGTCGAGGCGCGTTTGAAGGGGACTAGTCTTGACGAGTCGATGACCGCTTTCATCGGCTACGCGCACATGATGAAGGCGTACAGCCCGGAAGCAATCGCGAAACTCGCGCCGGCATTTGCGTTTGCGTCGTCGATCAACCCGACATCGCTCACGTCGATGGAAAGGGCGTCGAGCTACGCGGTTCCCATTCTGCAATCCGGGCTTGAGATTGATCCGCTGCAAACGCTGATGCTCGGCACAGTGCTGACGAGAGCAGGCGCGACGAATACGAAGTCAGGAACATGGCTTCGTAATATGGTGCTGAATTCCATGCCGGGCTCGTCGTTGATGAGTTCGACAGCGTTCAAGCATCATGAAGACGCCCTTCACGCGCTAGGTCTTGCGGACAATAAGGGTGAGCCGACGTGGTTCACCGATGGGAAGCCAGACCCGTATAAGTTGCTCGACATCGCGAGCGCTCACGCGGCCAGCATTCCGCTGGACATGCGCGCGGCTTACGAAAAGCAACTGTTTGGCGCGCAGGGCTTCGGCGGATTCGCCCTGTTGGCGGACCCGGCCGTCAGGTCGCAAATTGACAGTTTGAACACTGAACGGAACAGCGAAGAATTCAAGAACCGATACGCCAATTTTTGGCAATACTACAATAACCGATCGCCCATTCAAGAAGGGCGGTCGTCTTGGGCCGATCTAAACGTCGAATTGATGGACATCAGCAATGGTGTTCTTCCTGCGGTGACTAGCGGTCTGAAGGCGTTTGACGGCGTTCTGAGAGCGATGAAGTCGACGCTCGGGGACAAAACGAGCAACGCGGTCATCGATACCGGAATCTTTGCCGGTGTCGCGGCGTGGTTATTTCCAAACGCGACGAGATCGTTGCTCACGGGCGCAATCAACGTCCTGACCAAGATCGGGCCGTGGGGATGGCTCGGGGCCGGTACGCTCGCGGGTGGCGCGTACCTCTATGAGAATCCGCCGCACGGTCTCGATCCCAACACGCAAACCCCTTGGGGCCGCGCCAGCGCTATTCGGCGTGGCGATCTTCCTTACATGAACGGCGGTCCTATGGCCGCCAACTTGGCAGGAATCGGCAACGAGATTCACGTTCCCGCACCGCAAGTCACCAACAAGGTGAACGTCAGCGTCTTTGTCGATGGGAAGAACATTCCCTCGACCACGCGCGTCGTCAACGACTCGTCCCACTTCGACCCGCAGGCCGATCCGCCGTACCCGGACATTCACAGTTGGCGGTGAGCCGTCGTTAGGAATCACGATGAGCGATGGTTTGGTCATTCTCGGGGGTTTCGTGTTCCAAGGACACGAAATCCCCGACAAGATTCCGTTCGGCGGCAAGCAAATCAACAAGGTTCACGAATTGGTCGGCGGCCAAAGGGTCGTCGATGCAATGGGGCCGTCGCCGGACGATATTTCGTGGTCTGGCCGGTTCCGTGGCGCGGACGCGATAGGACGGGCGCAAGCGGTCGACGCGATGCGGATTGCCGGCGCGGCCGTTGAACTGTCCTGGCTCGGCCTGTTCTACACGGTCCTGATCAGCGAGTTCAAAGCCGACACCGAGGAGTTCTATGAAGTTCCGTACACGATCACATGCGTTGTGGTCGACGATCCATCGGCGGACGGCGACGGCTCTCTTGCATCGCTTGACAGCCTCGTAGGCGGCGATCTTTCGACGGCGGGCGCGATCCTAGCGGCGGCGACGCCGGACGTGACCAGCGCCCTTGCTAGCCTCACCACGGCGGTCGCGTCAGTCCCGCAACTGTCCGGTGCGTCCCCGGCCGATTTGGCGCCGGTTCTTCTGTCCGCGCAGGCGGCCGGCAATACGATCGCCGCTGACATGGCGGCGAACGATCCGGCGCTCGATTCGGCCTCGCCAGACGGCGCCGATCCGGCCGTCTTGGCTTCATGGCTTTCCGGTTCGGGCGCGGCTGTAGTCGCGCAATCGGCTCTCGCTGATGGCGTCGGCTTCGTTCAGCGCATCGGCCTGAACATCACCCTCGGGGCGAACTGATGGCAGACCCGTCGACCATCCTCGCGCCCGTGATGGTGCAGCAAGTCACCTTGCCGTTCGGCAACGCCTTCCAGATCGCTTCGCAATATCTCGGCGACGGGACTCAGGTCGACCGCATCATGGCGGCCAATCCGCAACTCAATGGCGATCCTTGGTTCGTCGGGGTGACGACCATCAACATTCCGGCCGTCGATCCCGGCGCCGGCACGGGCGGCATCATCGGGCCGGTCCCAAGCGGGAACTGATCAATGGCTGGAATCCTTCGTCACCCCACGGCGCAAGTCGTGGCGGGCGGGAGTCCCATGCCGTTCGACGACTTCACGGTGACGCAGACCCGTACCAAGCATGGCGACACCTTCACCGCAAAAAGCGCTCTGTCGGCGATCAATCTCGATTGGTGGCTGTCGACGACGCCGATCCCGATCGTCATCACCATCAACGGGACTCAGGTCTTCACCGGCAATGTCGACCACGCCGACGCCGACTTCACGACGCAGGACTTCTCGATCTCCGGTCGCGACAAGGCGGCAGCGACGATCGACGCTCAATCGAGTGAGAAGTTCCTGAATCAAATGCCAGCGCAGATCGTGCAGACGATCGCCGGCCGGCACGGGCTTCAGACGAGCGTCGACAATCCTGGCGGTGACGCGGGCAAGATTTACAGCGCCGACTTCGATGCGATCAGCCACGGCGGATCGGAATGGTCTCTCATCAATAAGCTCGCCGAGCATTACGGGATGATCGCCTATTTCACCGGCGGCGTCCTCTATTTCAAGAATTACGACGAACAGCTTCCGAGCTATCAGATCAACTACACGCCGCCGACGCCAGAGAGCTACGCGAGCGGCAACTTCATTAAGCTGAAGGCCGCGCGCAACCTCATTCTCGGGCGGCCGATCAAGGTCAACATCAGGTCGCACAATCACCGTCAGAAGAAGGTGATCAGTTCGTCGATGACGAGTAGCGCCGGACAGGGACCGTCCCTTGTCTACAATCACACCATCGCCGGCATCACGCAGGACCAAGCGGACAGGATCGCCAAGGCGAAGCTCGCCGAGGCGCAGGCGCACGAACTGACGATCGACGAACTGGAAATCCCCGGCGACGAGACCGTGAACGCGCGCATGTCGTTCGTTCTCAGCGGCACCGGGACGCTTCTCGATCAGTCCTATGACGCGCAGTCGATCGAGCATCGCTTCTCGGTCAAGGACGGCTACCGCACCGGCATCCACGTCAAGAACAAGAAGGGCGGTTCATGAGTAGCGATTGGCTCAACATCGTCCGTCGCGAGATCGCGCGGTTTCAGTCGCGCCACAATCGCAAGATGGTCGGCTTCATCGACTCCTACAATCCGGCCGACCACACCGCCAAGGTCAAATATCCGACCGAACTCGATCCCGATGGCAATCCGCGCATCACCGGCTGGCTTCCGTTTCAGGTGGCGGCCGGCGGTGCGGCAGCGTCGTGGGTTATCGGACCGACTGTCGGCGACCAATGCACGGTCGAGCATCTTGAGGGCGACTCGGAAGCCGGCGTCATCACTGGCTTTCTGCACAACACGGTCGACACGCCGCCCAACGCGGCGCCGGGGCAGGCGATCCTTCGTCATACCGCGAGCGGGAACTATTTCACGCTCAATGCGGACGGCTCGTTTCAGTGGGTCCACAAGGCGACCGGGAACTATCACAAGCTGCGCACGGACGGCAGTGTGGCGACGTACATCGCCAATCCGTCGCAACAGCACTACGTCGGCGGCGATCCCGCGATGGCGGGCTCATTCGCGCCGGTCGTGACGACCTCTGGCCCGTCGCCCTACGCCCAAGCCCGATACGCCTGACATGAAGGGACGCCCGCTTTGCCGGACATCGACCACATTTGGGGGAACGACATCAGCGCCGGGCCAACCGGCGATCTCGCGATCGTTGATGGGACACAGCTTGGAATCGAGCGCTGCATCCGCCGTCTGATGACGCGCGGAACGCAGTCGGCCGGCGTCAATCGAGACGCCACGGTCGGCGAAATGATCTTCCATCCGACCTATGGCGCCGGTCTTCCGCAACGCATTGGCGGCGCGCTCGATCTCAATCTGATCACGTCGGTCATCCGCTCGCAAATCCTCAAGGAAGCCGCGGTCGCCAAGTCGCCGCCGCCGGTCATCACGCTCACGCCGTTCCTCAACGGCCTCACGGTCCTGATCCAGTACAACGACGCGGTCACGGGCCTGCAAAACCAACTCAAGTTTGACGCAACCCCATAGGACGGCCCGTGGCGACTCTCAATCTCAAGAGCATTGCGACGCTCGTCGCCAATCAGGCGGCAGCGATCCAAGCGAACGCCTCGGCCCTGATCGACTTCTCGGTTGGATCGGTGCTGCGCGCGGTCGCCGAGGCAAACGCCGCTGTTGCTGTTTGGCTTCAGGGCCTCGTCCTCGTCGTGCTTCAGGTCTCGCGCCTCGCGACCTCGACGGGGAACGATGTCGACACCTTCGTCAATGATTTCGGCGTCTATCGACTGACGGCGTCGCCTTCGGTCGGCCTCGTCACATTCTCACGCTACACGGCGACCAACTCGGCGCTGATCCCACTTGGCGCGCGCGTTCAGAGCGCAGACGGCTCACAGACTTTCGTCGTCACTCTCGACGCCACCAACTCGGCATGGAACTCGGCCCTCAACGGCTACATGTTGCCGGCGACGGTCGTGTCGGTATCGGTCCCGGTCTCATCGTACAATGCGGGGACAGCGACTAACGTCGTTGCCGGCGGCGTCAATCGCCTTCTCACCGCGATTAGCGGCGTCGACTACGTCAATAACGCCGCGCCAATGGCCGGCGGCGCGAACGCCGAGTCCGACGCGGCGCTGAAGCTGCGCTTCGTCCTGTTCATCGCCTCGCTGCGCGCCGGCACGGTGGGCGCGATCGGTTACGCCATCGCCAGTCTGCAACTTGGTATTCAGTACACGATCACCGAGAATCAGACGGTCGCCGGCACTCCGCAGTCCGGTTTCTTCTTTGTCACGATCGACGACGGATCGGGCAACCCGCCAACCACGCTTCAGACCGATGTGTATATCGCCGTCGATGCGGTCCGCGCGGCGTCGATTCAGTTTGCGGTCATCCCGCCGACCGTTCTTCCCGCAAACGTTGCGATGCTTATCACTGTGGCGCCGGGTTACGACTATCAGACGGTCGTTGGAATCGTCTGCGCGGCGATCACGACTTTCATCAGCAACCTCGGCCTTGGCGCCGGTTTGAGCTACCTGAAGTTGGCGCAAATCGCCTTCGAGGCGTCGCCGGGCGTGGCTGACGTGACGAGCATTACCCTCAACAACGCGGCTGTCGACATCATCGCCAACAATCAGGTGACGATCAAGCCGGGAACGGTGACGGTGTCCTAATGGCGACTGGCGATCAGAAGGACGTTGCCGGCAGGCTCGTTTCGATCCTGCCGCCGTCTTGGTTCCCCGATCCTGCGGCAAACAAGTGGAGCCTACTGCAAGGCTTCGCCAACGTCGCGTCGTGGTGCTTCAACCTTATCGCGTTCGCCAAGTTGCAAACGCGAATCTCAACAGCGACAGGCGTCTTCCTCGACCTGATCGCCTTCGACTATTTCGGCCGTGGATTCCTTCGCAAGAGAGGACAGCCCGACAATTCGTTCTCGATCGGCATCAAGCGCGAGGTTCTTCGTCCTCGCCAGACGCGCGCGGCGATCATCGAAGCGGTCAACGATCTCACGCAAACGCCGGTGACGGTTTTCGAGCCGTGGAACGCGGGGGATTCAGGCGGTTTCGGCCGCGCCTTCGCGTTCAATGAGCCGACAGCCGCATGGGGATCGAACGCCTACCCCTACACGATATTTGTGACTGCGGTCGAACCGGCCGGCGCTGGCATTCCCGGCCTGTCAGGCTTCAACGATTCATGGAGTGGCTTTGGAGCCGGCGCGTTCTTTTTCGCCGATCTCTCGACCGTCTCGGGTCTCGTTACGAACCAAGACATCTTCAACGCGATCGAGCGCTCACGCGCCGCTGGCGTGACTTGTTGGGTCAACATCGGACCGCCGCCGATCGTGGGCGGACGCCTCGACGTGGACT